AGAAACAGAAGTAATCAAGTTTTTAGATGAAGTAGACGAAACAATTATTAAACTTAAGGAGCAATAAGATGGCTGAATATGATAATAGTAATACTTTTGTATTATTTAAAAACGATAAAGGTGATAATCCTAAACGACCAGACTACACAGGAACTGCAAATGTAGATGGTATTGAATTTAGAATTAGTGGTTGGATTCGTGAAAGTGCTAAAGGTAAGTTTATTAGTGGTTCTGTGCAGTTAAAAGATAATAACTCTGCTGGTGCTACTAAAAATGTTAAAGAAGATGAGGATGTTCCATTCTAGGAGCATCCCCATATATCACTTTTTTACGTTTAATTATTTATTCATGACGTACATTGTCACTTCAAAGCCAAAACGCATTTCAGTAGCTGTTGGTTTATTCCACATGGTCTATTCTCCTTTCTTTGAATTTATAGTAGCATTATACGCTTATGTGGCTTATGCTACGACTGTAAAACCATTAGAAAGGACTATGTAATATATGGATATGCACAATTTGGAATTAGATGTAGCCTGTTATGCTACTGCTGTATACCATGAAGTAAATACTCGTTCATTAGAGGAAAAGTTAGGAGTTATTAATGTTATTCGTAACCGTCTTAATTCTGGTCGCTGGGGTTATTCTGTATGCTCTGTCGTTTACGCTGATGGTCAGTTTGCTGTTAGAGAAGAAAGCCACTATCCAGTTGATGAAAAGGCTTATCTTCAAACTAAACTATTGGTACTTGATACAGTTGTTTTTAATAAATACGCAAATCCAGTTGGAAAGGCTCTTTACTTCCATGATGACTCTATGCCATCAAAAACTCAATGGTTTGGTAAAAAGAAAACCGTCAAAATAGGAAGGATGGTATTTTACTAATGAAAACAGATTACGCAGCTTATCTTATAGAAGAATTTGATAAAAATGGTACGCTTATATCATCTACATTATCAAGATTTGAACCACTAGAACTTACATGGTTTAACGACCTTAAATCAAAGATGCACAATGTCACAGTAACACCTCTTATAGCAGATACTAAAAATGCTATCAAAGTAACTAATACCAAAAAATACGATTCTAAAAAACTAACGGAAGCTAATAATGGACTCTAAACCTAATTTATTTATTGCAACACCTATGTATGGCGGTCTTTGTTATGGAACTTACATGGAATCAATGTTAAGCCTACAAGCAAATCTTATTGCTAAAGACTATGATGCTTACTTTTCATTTCTTTATAATGAAAGTCTTATTACTCGTGGTCGCAATACTATGGTTAATGACTTCTTAAAGTCTGATTGCACTCACATGGTTTTTATTGATGCTGATATTCATTTCCAGCCATCACATCTATTTAAAATGATTGAGTCAGATGTAGAAATTATATGTGGTTTATATCCTAAAAAAGAAATTAACTTTGGTGCATTAGCGTTTGCTATTAAAAAGAATGTGCCAGAAGAACAGCTTAAATATTTTACAGGTGAATATGTAGTTAATATGGTCGGTGATGCGACTAAACAATTAGTGCCATTAGATAAACCATTTGAGATTAAACATGGTGGCACAGGGTTTATGGTTATCAAGCGTGAAGTATTTGATAAATTAAAAGACAAATGTCCTAAATATATTCATAATATGAATGATACAAATGACAATTCTAATTTAGGTGATGAGATTGTAGAATACTTTGCTACTAGCATTGATGAAGATAAGAAACTATTATCAGAAGATTATCATTTCTGTAAGTTAGCTCGTGATAACGATATTAAAGTATGGGGTGCAGCATGGGCACAATTAGTTCATACAGGAACTTATCAATATAGTGGAAGATTAGTATGATTATTCCTAATAACATGATTGGTCATGTAGGAAAGATATTTCAAGGCGAATATGCAGTAGGTGCAATGCCAAATCCTTATATTATTGATATTGGTGCTAATGTAGGTGGTTTTGCAGTATGGGCTCACGAATACTTTGATAAACCTAAAATTGATTGCTATGAACCTATAAAAGCTAACTATGAGCTATTAAGACAGAACATAGAAGGAACTGATATAGCCATTAGAAACATTGCTATTGGTAAAGATGACGGTGAAAGACAAATGTATTATGGTCTACACAACTGTGGTGAAGCTAGTATGTTTGAAGGTGAAGAACAGTCTAAAGAAGGTGAATTAGTTAAGATAATGAGTGCAAAACATCTTCCTCCATGTGATATTATGAAGATTGATACGGAAGGTGCTGAAATTGAAATACTAGAAAATCTAGTGCATTTTCCTGTAATATTTTTAATAGAGTTTCATAGTGCATACAATCGCAGACGTATAGATGAATTATTAATTGATTACACTCTTATAGAAACAACTATGCGTGGTTGGAATTATGGAATACTTAAATATGTTAGAAGTGAGTTAATAAATGGCAAGAGGTAAAGTATATAGTTATTCATACGATAAACAACAAGCTGATAAAATCATGACTTATATTCGCATGAACCCTAATTGCACTAGAAAAAATATAATAATAGATTGTATTACTAATGCACACAGACTTAAATTTCTTGAAACAGAAAAATTAATAACATTACCTAAACCATTACCTTATGGAGAACGAAATGGACTTTTTAGAAAAAGTAATTGATTGGATTATATGGTGTTTAGTAATTAGTAGTATAATAGGTTTTATTTTAGGGACGTATCAGATAATTGATTTATTTATTTTAAGGGGATAGTTATGGTAGATATGGTTAATAAACCTCCACATTATTTAGTGGGTGGTATTGAAGCAATAGATGTAATTAAAAGTCGTTTAACTAAAGAAGAATACATTGGGTATTTAAAAGGATGTAAACTAAAATATGATTTACGTTATCCATTTAAAGATAATCCACAACAAGACCTAGAAAAGTCTGATTGGTATAAGAATAAGTTATTAGAAGCTACTCGTGATGAAGATGCTATTAATCCACCAGAGTTAGAAGCTATTTTAGGTAGAGTAGATGATGAATAAAATTCATTTTATCTTTATTATTGTTGTTGCTGCATTAGCTATCTTTTATACAGAAAAGTCATTTTCTGAAACAACAACTATCTTATCGCCTAATGGTACTGTAACAATATGCACTACAGGTCAAGGTATAGTTCTTTGTGTCTAATGCAATGCGTAATTCGTATGCTAGTCATACGGACTTTGGTTTTTTACGAAGTGTAATATTAGATAATCCGAAAGCCATGCCATCTAACATTGACATGGTTTTTGAACGTCATGGTAAGTTTCTTGTAGGTGAGTGGAAACGAGAAAGTGAAGAAATTTCACTAGGTCAAAAGATATTGCTAAAAGCATTAGCAGATAAAAATAACTTTACTGTTATAGTCATTAATGGATATAGCGATAATACAGGAACAGAAGTCAATAACTTCTATAAAGTTACTCAAAACAAACTTATAATGTTGGGTAATGGTGTAGACGGATTAAAAGACTTTATTAATTCTTGGTATCAATCGTCTAATTGAGGTATCTCTGCATAGACTGATAGTTCTTCTCCAGATATTTCTATATAGCTACCATCATCTAATTCAAGAATAATAAGATTGTCTGCATAGTCAAGTTCACATGATAGAACTGTTTTTCCTACCATGTGATTAACTACTTGTTGAGGAGTAAGTGACATTTAAACCTTTACAAATTTCTCTGATTTATCGGATTCTTCTTTCTTATTACTTCTAAACCAAGTACCACAAGATTGACATTGGAAACGTCTATAACGACCACTTGTTAATACAGTCCATCCTCTGTGTTGAATTTTGCTAGAACCGCAATTTGTGCAACCAGAATTTGCGTCATACGCATTTCTATTAGGATGATTGCTTATCCAACCTTTAAACTTATCGTAAACCTTTTCAAGCAATACAACATCATTCTTATTGTATTCTTCCATGCGTTTCCATGCTGATTTATCGTTATTCATAACCTTAAGCCATAGTTCGTGACCTTCATGTGCTGTTTTCTTACCAAGACCCAAGCGTTGAGCAATATAGTCTAGTTTGTTAGAAACAAATCTAAACTTGCTACGAGATGTTTGTAGTAGGTCTATGTGTTTAGCAGGGCTAGGAGGTGGCATACCAGCTTCTAGGAACTCTTTATTAAGCATTGGTATATCAAACCTATTGCCATTATAATGAACGATTGCATCAGCTTCATCCATTAAGGCATGAATAGATTTAAGCATTGTTTTACGGTCTGTTTTGTAGACTGAATCAAACATAATCTTTTTCTCGCCATACCATTTAGCTGCATAGCAAAGAGTGTAAGATGATTCAAGAAGTTGATTGAGAGCAATGTTCTGCTGCCAAATTCCCCAGACCGTTGCAAGATTGGGCGCACACTCGATATCTAGTAATAATATCTTCAAGTAACTCTCCTATTGTTGAGATACTTTATTATACACTATGAAAATCAATAATATACAGATAATATATTTAAGATGGTCTAATGCACAGAGCACATCACAGATAAGATACTCTAGCATATTTCAATAGTTGCTGTTTTTGCTTCTTGTAGTTTTTTAAAGAATACATCAAATGCAGATT